TTAATATCTTTGTTAATTCTTTTGGACTATCAATTATTTTCTCACCATATGATTTAGATGTTTTGTATTTATTATAAACAAAAAACATTTTACCTTTTTGATTAACAAGATAATTACGTTCTTTTTTATCTTCTTCTTTTAATTTATTATATGTCGCTTTATTAATATACTTCATGCCAGCAAAATCATTTCTTGTAGGAATTAGTATTAACATATTATATAGAGTATACATCATCAATAGCTCACGGTCCTTGGCCGTCAATTCTTTTTTGGTTTTTAGATTCTTCTCCTTAATCTCACCAGCCATTTTATTAATCATATTTTTTAATTCTTCTAACTTAACAAAGTTCTCTTTTTGTTTCTCGCTAATTTTACCAGCCTTTTGGTCATCTTCATATTGCTGATTCAATTCATCTCTGAGTTCTCCATACTTATCAATCAATTCATCATAATCGCCCTTTTTATTATTAAGAGCCATGAGTGTGATAATAATAGCATTATATGTATTTCTAATACTAGTAAATTTATTGTTTTTTATTTTCTCATATACTTCATCTGGTTCAGAAAGAAAACCATATCCATCAGTATCAAATAATTTTTGTAGTTTCTTAATCAATATCAAATATTGTTTTACGGTTGATTCCTTAGCATTTGGTCGTGATTCTTCAATGTCGGATTTTAAGTCGTCTGTTTTAATATCCATATTTTATATAATAATATATGATTATTATTTTAAATAACAAATTATTAAAAAAAAAGATTATTTTTCTTTATTTTCTTCAATTAAATAATCAAGATAATTTTTTGCTTTTAATAAATCCTGAATACCATTCTTTTCTCTCCATCTTGATATATATTTAATTATATTACCTTCATTAAAATCAAGATTATTTGCGGTTATATATTCACGTGGTTCTATCTTTTTATCATAATGTTTTGGAGTATCCATTTTATTATAAAGTATATATTATTTTTTTTTTGAATTATTAAAAAAAAGATTATTTAGGCATTGTATATCTCAAGATATCCAGAAGAGAGACGAGCCACACGGACAAACTCGGCATAACATCTGAGTAAGTCAGGCTGTGCCGTAGGGAATGTACCAGATAAATGAACTTCTAAGCCACGCTGTCCAACACGTCCATTGGATAACTTGGTGGATAAATTGAAGAACATACCTTCCAGATTGGTCTTCTGGTCGTGACCTTCATAGTCTTTGTCTGTGATAGTTCCTGCGGCTGCTTCACGGCAGAACTCAGAACGTGTGATAAATGGTGGTACTCCTTCCGCGTGTGTAGTCATCGAGAATAGTCGAGCGTTGTTGTCAATATCAGAAGTAAATTCAAATCTATCATTATATCTAAGATTAAACTTAACTGGTCCAGAAACACCAGATGCACTGCGGTTTGGTGCGATACTTACTAGATTACTCATTATACTTGATTCATTAACCGTGTCATTTGGTACTGTAGTAATAACACGGGGCACCAAACGGTTAGCCATACCAATATTACGAATAACACCACTACCAAGTGCTCCAACACTCGTGGTTGCTTCAATAACTCTATAATCAACAAAACTGAATGACATATCTTTCTTAGCTTCTGCGAATCTAGCCATCTCATCACCGGTACCGTAGTAGATATAATCAGCACAAAATTTTAATTCATCACGAACAATGTGAACATCTGATTCAACAACACCAGATATAATCTGAGCACGCTGCTGCTGAGTTGGTACAAAAGTTAATTCAATGGTTACTTGTTCCTTGAATAAGTAAAGGGGAAGCTGATGAACCTTCAAGAAGGGGAATAAATCAGATAAATCAATAGAATAACTAGGGCATTCAGCCGGTGCTGAGCCATCCATAATAGCCCACGAAGGAGTATTAAGTTCCGTGCCAAGGTATTCTACACCATTATCTAAACCATATGTTGCTGCAGTAACACGTGAATCATCATCATAATCAAATCCATGAGCAAGCCAGCGACCAGTTAGATAAGTCTCACGCTCTTTGTTATTCTCATTAGTAATTAGAGAAGATTTAACAGCATATAAATTACGCCACGAATCAACTTCATTAACAGTCTTGTTACCAATCTTCAATACAGCCTTTTTAACAACTTGTCCAATACCAACATTTGGTGCGAAAAAATAGCTAGATGTGGCTTCTTGTGGAGCAAGTGCCATAAAGATTTTAGAATGAGAATGAAGGAATCCTTTGGATGGGACAACCCAACGAGCGAAGCCATCACTCGTGCCAGTGCCTTGCTGGAACACCGAAGTTTCAAGTAAATCGGTTTCTAAACGCTGTGCGTAGTTAGCAGGGATTTGATCCAACTGAACAAAGTCCGGGATATCACTGCCACCATCGTAATCACTAGTTACGTCCATTTTTTTTATACTAATTATAATATAATAAAAAAATTAAAAATATAATTAAAAAAGTTATTTTTATAGAAAGTTAATATACATTTACTGAGACAACTGAACCGAACCGTCCTTGAAGGCAAGAGTAGCACGACTCTTTATGAACAAATATACACCCATTGGACGGTCTGATTTAAGGTCGGATTCAATAGATACACCAAACTGCTCAGTGGTGAAGTCTTCTCCAGCTCCACCGATGCCATACTTAACACCAAGACCATAGACGCTTCCACCTTCTGGTATATTCATATATGCTAATTCACCAGCTACAGTCGTAGTCATATTATAATCTCTGTTAGAATTAACTGGCGAGATGGACATACGCTCATAAGTATAATCTGGTAAAACAGCATCAATAAAGTTTCTAATAATCTGAGGGTCAACAAGTTTAGTGCTGGCATCGTCAACAACATTTGTTTTATAATCAAAGTCCGCAGGAAACTTAACACCACCCTTAAGGAACTGGACCTTAGTAATTGGAGCCAATGCTGTATCAGTAGAACCATCACCAGACAATTGAACAGTGGCTTGTCCGTCTTGTGTCAGTGTATTAATATTAGCAACTGGTACAAAGGTCATAAATGCAGATTGTACATTTCTTAATCCAAGCATATACTGGATTTGTGCATTGGTAGAATTAATTGAAGTATATAGAGAAGTAATTGTATTAAATTCATATGCACCAGTTGTGGATGGCTTACTCATATCATCACCAAAATCACTAACTTCACAAGTAAGGAATAAATCAGATAATTCATAGTGAGCATCTCCAATACCAGTTGGTGAACCATCAAGATTGAATAAAACATTAGAATCTGGTTGAAGAAGCATCTCAATAATAATACCACCAAATGCGTCTTGTCTCAAATCAACCATATTACCAGACGATAAGAAGCCACTAGGGAGATGGAAGGAAAAACTATTAGTCTGTGCTACATCAGTGGTTGGAGATTCAACAACTGATTCTTGGAAGGCTGCCCTGTTAGGCATAATAAGACAAGTCTCACCAAGATGACCCATCTGGTCTTGAAGAGAGCTAGTCATAGCTAGGTATGAATTCATAAATTTTGAATAATGTCTAATGCTCTCACATTGGAGCTTGCTGCGTTGGCTTCTAACAGTAAGCGATTCAATAACATTATATATACCAAGACGATTATTCATAGTTAATTCATCGGCTGGTCTAATAGGGGTTGGGGTGGTTAAGTTATCTTTGTATGCAGCAAACTTACCAGTCACACGAATGGTGGATGGGTCAAGTAATCCATCTTGTGCTGATATAGTAAACGATAACATAGGGAAACCATTCTTGAAGGAAATCTTGCCAGATGAGGGAATGTTGTCTGGGCGAATCTGAACATAGCGAGAAGTACTCATTTTTATATATTATCAATTATAATATAATTAACATAAAAATAAACAAAAAAAAATATTTAGTCAATTATTTTTTTAACAACACAACAATTACCATATTTTTCTACTAATTCAATATTTTTATCTGATTCTATAATTTTATTGACTGCTGTAGTTACTTGTGGCCAAGAACCGTCATTATAATTATCAAATACTATTATACCATCTTGATTAACAAAATCAAAATAATTATTATAGTCATTCATAACTCCATCATATGAATGGTCGCCATCAACAAATAAATAATCAATTTTTAAATTTAAATTTTTAAATTCTTCTACTTTATCTTGACTAAATCCTTTTAACAAATGATATTTATGTTTATGTGAATTATTGTCATTTATATTTTTTTTAACAATATTCAAATGGTCTGTTAAATCTACTTGTCTGTGTGGGTCATATGATTTACCATAATATCCAGTAAATGGATCAATACCAACAAAAATACATTCTTGTTTATCTTTCATATGTTCAATAATACTACCACCATATAATACACCAATCTCTACATATACACTACATTTCATATTTGATTTTAAATCTTTGATATATTGAATATGTGGACTTTTGCATATTTCTCCAATCATTTATTTATGATAAGAAAATAAATTTATTGTTAAAAAATAAAATAATAATTAAGCTACAACATCAACACCACCATCTTTAAGGACTAAACGGCGGATGTGGAATACATAGGAATTGAATAGCTTACCAACAGTCGGTGCCGTTGCCGTCTGGTATTTAAGAATTACCGCAAGGTCTTTACCGCGTAAATCAGTAACACCCTTCTGCGAGCCAGCACCAAAAGAACGACCAAAACAAAAGTTATTCAAGAACTCCGTAAAACTCTTAGGTGGTATTCCCGCAGAATCTAATGTCTTTTCTAACTCGAAGAGATGGAAGGCATCTAAACTATTCTTTGTAGCAATCTTTTTTGTAGATATTTCTCTCGATGGTATTCTCATACCGTCAAGAGTGTACTGGATGCTACTGAGCTCATCAACAACACCGGTAAACTGGCTTCTATTATTAGCAAGAGCCACATCATCAGGGTTCTTGGTAGTAGCACAGGCATTACTTGAATCTGTGCCAGTAATCATATAACATCCTTTACCAGATATCTGCTGTGCCGATGTATATACAGTAGAATCTGTTGGTACAATAAGTAGAGAGCGAGCACGGCTATTCTGCGAGAATATCTGGAATGATGTTTGTCTATCAGATGCTAAAATAGAATGTTTATAGTTAGTTACCGATTGAATATCAAATTGTATTGCTTGTCCATCTCTAACACGCTTTAACATACCTTGTTCATCAGAAGGGTCTAGATGTATCTGACTTACTACAAGATTAACATTAGATACTGTATAAGTTGCGTCATAGCTAGACTGACTAGAAACAGCAGTAGAAAATAAAGCAAAATTCTGGTCAATTGTTACGCCAGTATTAGAACAAGAAGCTGCTAATGTGACTTCAACTAAACCGGTACCACCACTTGCGGATGCACTTGAATTAATCGCACTAATTTCTGCCGTCGTTGATAGAGTAGCCAACGAACCATTATTGCTACTTAGAGCAAATCCAATTGTCTCACCAACAACAAAAGGAAACTTTGCTACACGGTCAGCTCCACTAATAGAATTATCAGTATCAACATAAAATGTCGTAGCTGCCGAACCATTAACCCAAGTATCTGCGGTAGAAGAACCATTGAGAGAATGGAAGACTGGATTAAGTGATAGCTTACGGTCAAGTAATACACTATCTAACTGCTTAATAACAGCAGGGGCATCATTAAGGTCAATCTCCATGTATAGACCACCAGTCATCATAACTGGAAAGATTGTATCAGAGTTAGCAAAAATACCGGTATGAAGGGGTATACAAACTTTGGCAGTAAGGAAATCAGAATCAGTGAATGATGCCGATTGATTACCAGATGTTTGTTTGAAGTATGGATTGGTTAGAGTATTAGCCATAGCAGACTGAATATTACCAGAATCACCACGATTGCCAGGCTGATAAACAGATGCACCTTCTTTTAGTGCTCTCATATTCTCAGTGTTTCTATCTTTATCATAATCATATTTACATGCTACATATGAATCATAAGCATTAATCTCTTCAAGGAGATTACCACGAGTACCATCATAAATTCTAATATTTCTAATTAGAATAGAACCACCAACTTTGTCAAGTTGAAGGCGAGTTGGTGCTTTACCTGAAGGTAAAGCGAGTTTAACATTAAATTCTAGGTATGTCTCACGACCATCCATAAACTTAGTTGAAGGGTCAACAAAAAGCTGGATCTTCTGGCCAGGCGAGTAATTAAGCCCATTTTCACTCGGAATGGATACTTTAGTTTCTCCAACTTTGGTTGCGTCATCTGCGGACCAGTAAAGTGACATTTTTTTATAACATAATTAATATAATAAAAAAAGTTAAAAAATAATAAAAAAAGTTATTCAACTCTTGCAGTTGCAGTAGTTGGTGCTATTGGTGCAGCGACAGTGGCTTCTTGTTTTGATTGTATCTCCGATTTTTCTTGGGCTGCTTCTCCGCCTTCTTCTTCATCTTCTCCAATCATTGTTGTGCCAGCTGATGCTAAATCTAACACACCACCGAGTAATGCTGCTGGTGGGAATATAATACCAGCAACATCCGCAATACCACCACCAATCTGAAGTAGATTCCCAGCCTTCTCCCAATTGTTATTACCAGCAATTCCACCAGCTTTAACATCTTCATATATATCTATACCACCTTGAGCAGCTCCAAGGACTGGTGCCGCTGCTCCAGCTACTTTACCCAATGCAGTTTTGGCACCAGCTTTTAATGCTGCACCAGCACCAGATTTTAATCCAGCCGCGGCTGCTGCTTCTCCAATATCTGAGACTGCACCGGATGATTTACCAGCCACAGTTTCTAATCCTTCTGTTGCTTCTGATGCTGCCGGTCCGCTACTTGTGGATATTTCTTCAGCTGATGGTGCCACAGGTTCTGGTGCTTCTACTTCTGCTGGTGGTCCAGCTTCAGCTACTCTATCAGCTTGTTCAGATGCTTCATTAGCAATTGGATTAGCTTTCGCATCTCCTTTGGCTCTCCATTCATTATATTTTTTAATTTTATCTGGCATATGTGCACCAGTCCACATTCCTTGTGCCTTTTGCTGTGCATCTCTTATTTGCTCGGTTGTTTTCTTTTGGTCAAATTGTTCACTAATAGAATTAGCAATATCAGTATTATGCTGTTGTATCCTTTCATTTAACTCTCTAACTTGATCACGTCGGGCATTGCCCATGGCCACTGCTGCTCCATTTTGTCCATAAAGGTCCATTTCAATTTATATTAATATTAATATTTTATTTTTTTATAATTATTTTCAAAATAATTTTTTATCCCCTTCAGCAATCAATGTCTCAAACCGTATGTATGCACGAGCTGGATTCTCTTGAAGGTCTAAATATAAGAAACTATATGGGGCGTCTTCAATAGCCTTTTTATACAAGTCCATAAATATGTTGGGGAACATATCACCGAATTCTTCTGATATTTTTTCTAATTCTTTATTATTCTGTTGCTTCATAATAATCACATCCGTACTATTATTACGGATTAAACCAGATACAGCACGGAATGATTGTGTCGTGAATGCTAGTAAATCAATTCCATAATGACGGAACTTTGTCGCCAAGAATGACACTTGATTTGTTTTCTTAAAATCTTTTGTTAATATATCATCTAATACAACTGCCATTGTTGGTCTATCTTCTTCATCTTCATATGCTTTTTGTCCTTCAACAATATCAGTTATCATTTTATCATCATAATGGTCAGCACAATCAAAAAATTTATTTAATAGTTTTCCTTTTGGATCTGCATTCAAAGTATTTGATATAATTTTAACTGAATCAAATTTATCTTTGTACATATCTGGATTACATAATAAGTTAACAACCAAATTTGATTTACCTTGTTTAACAGAACCAATTATTAATAATAAAGCCGGTGGCTGTGGTAGATGCGGATGAAGGTCTGCATAACGGCTGTCTGGCTCCGGGTCTTTAACCTTATATACTTTTGGTGGAGCTTTTGGTTTAGTATCTTTTTTTGCTTTCTTAGGCATACTATAATATATATATTATTATAATAAATTAATTTTATTTATTATTTTTTAAAATTATTCAATTTCTGATAAGTTATTCTTATTAATATATATCATTACATTACTAAATGTTTCCGTTAGATTTATTAATGGGTATGATTCAAACAAATGATACAATGTTTTTTTATCATTAAAATTAATTAACTTTTTATTTGATGGTAGATTATTGGATAATTCTATCCAACTATTTAAATGAACTGCTTTGCCATTAGGTACATTATATATATCGCCTTTTCTTTGGTAACTATCAAAAAAATAATTTGGATTATATTCTGGTGTCTTATCTATTATTAATGTACCATTATCTAATTGTTTACATTCAGGTATCATCTCAACATAATCACAATCAAAACCTGCTATATATACATTATCACAAATATCCAATGCTGCATAAACAGCTATATTACCAGAACCCCAATGTCTTATTTTACTCATGGATAAATTAGGATTATTTTTAATATCTTCAAAAAAGATTATTGAACCATCCTTTGGATAATCTTTCCATATATTAGTAATTGATTTACTAATAATATATAACTTACATTTCTTTTGTTTTATAAATTCTAATATAGATTTATTTTGCTCGCATACAACTATATCAACATTAACATATATAGATGGATACCAATTTATTTCTTGCCAGTATCTGAATGCTAAACCACATCCAATTGTATCTATATTATTTGGTATTGATTTAAAATCAAATCCTTTTAGACTTCTTCCGTTACCCAAAACTAATGCGGTTGTCATAATATATAATATTATTAGATTATATATTTTAAATATTATTATTAAAAAAAGATTAATCAATTTTATAATTTTTAATTACTTGCATATAATTATCATCTTGTATATTACGTATAAAAAATTCGGTAAAGTTTTTTAACTGTTCATATTTTTTCTTTTCTTCTAAATATAAATTTTTGTATTTATTACATTCAAAATATTCGCGTATTACTGCCAAATAATATAACATAATTTATTATTATATTAGATTATATATTTTAAATATTATTATTAAAAAAAGATTAATATAGTTTGCCAAAGAAGTTTGTTGCATAACTTGAACCATATGATGTTCTACCAGTATTACCAGTATTATTAACTTTCATTAATTTATCATATAATTCTTTTTTATCTTTTTCTGCTTTTTCGGCTTCCTTCTTTTTTGATTTTCTATCTTTTCTAAGAATCTCATATCTAGATATAGCTTCAAACTGAGCACGTGCTAAATCTTCATGCGTAAACATCGGCTTTGATTGTATTGGAGCCGGAGCCGGAGCCGGAGCTGGTGTTGGTGCGGGTTTTGGTTTTGGATTATCTTCTTCATCCAATTCTTTTTTAATCTTTTCTAAATCCTTTTTCTTTTTTCTTGACATTAATTGTTTTTCTTCCGCATCCAATTTCTGTTGCTCTTCCTTTTCTCGTTTCTTTCTCGCTCGTGTTTCCGCTGCTTTAGCTCTCATCTTACGCATATGCTCAGGGTCTACTTTACGCTTAGGCTTATTAGGGTCTTTTGGTTTTTGTGTTTTTTTAGTAGCTTTAGCTTTGGTTATTTTAGATTCTAAATCTGCTACTATTTTTGATGGTATATTCTCAAAGATGTCGTCTGTTGGTTTCTCTCTCTCGGTTGGTTTTTGAACTCTGTCCGGCAAGATATCTTCTTCCACACTCTGTTCATCATTATCGGAGTTAACATCTTCAACGACATCATCGGAATAAATAAAATTAGGATTTTCTTCACCAGTAATATCGTCTATTGGTTCTTCTGGTTCAAAATTAAATTGGACACGTGGTGGTTGTGGCATTTATAATCTATAATATAATTTATATTTTTTATATAATTAAAAAATTTTCATAAAAAAATAAAATTAATTTGTTTTGCTTTTTTCTAAATTACATTAGTTCTTTTGGTTTTTTTCTAAACAACAGCGTCACTATTGTTTGCCCAGAGCATACTTCAGCATATTGTTCGTTAATATAATTAATGGATATATCAAATTCAGATGTATTTATTGGAGCACTATTATTCAAATCTAGGAATATTAATTCTGATGGTTCATAAGTTAACTTACCAGTGGCATTCTCAAAGGTAGTTAGATGTGCTATTATCTTCGATTTATTACCAATTAAACCATTGGTTACATCTTGTCCCATATTATTTAATCTACAAAACATACTATACTGTGGTGCTAATGATGGAGTAACTGTTGATTTGAATGTCTCCAATGATCCTTGAGTGGTTGTTGCTGTCTCAACTACTGATTTATCATAACCCAATATATCCATTGCATTTGCTCCAGCAGTTGATGCATCACGATTATATATTAGATTTGGTCCAAGAATTAAAACAGGTTTATAATCTACACCACCACTGGCATTCAATTCCTTTTGAACATATGAAGCACCAGCAGATGAACCCCCACCACTACCATTAACTGGTCTTGTATCTAAATCTGCTGAATCACTATCACGACCAATTACTAGGTTATTCTCATACCATCCACCACCATTTTTAACAGTTGGATCATATCCAGTTATATTCATTCCTTGATATTCTCTAATTTCTAATGTTGATGTTTCAAATCCAGTTTTTCTACCAATAGCTAATACTGGATGAAGCGTCCAACACGTTTGCGCAACTGGTTTAAAATATGAATCGTCTCTTGCTCCAACACGATATTTAGTAATTAAATCATAATTTTTACCGACAGCATCATATAAATAACATGCTACAACTTCACCTTCAACTTCAAATTTAACACGTTCGTATGGCTCACCAACTAACGAGAAACGTCCAGCACCAGCTAACACAGAACTAGCATTTAACCAATATTTAACTTCTTGGCGTCTAAATCTGAATTGACTATCCGTAACATATTGATATAAAACTAATTCATCTTGTGTATTTCTACAAACAGCAAAATCTGCATATATATCTTGTTCAATAAAAAGATTGTCGCTGTTAGGAACTAATTTGGTTTGATCATAAACTGGCTTATATTCTCCATCAATTGGACTAGCTTGATGAACATCTCTCGATAATCCAACGTGCCATTCTACTCCATTCTTATTAGCATTACCATCAGCTGTGCCAGATACATTAACTACAAATTCACCAGATGTCATAGACAACGGAAATTGTGTATTAATACCAGCACATACTGTATGAGTAGAAGAACCAGATGTATCTATACGAGCAAATGATTTTGTAGTATTCTTGTATGTGAATTGTGCTGTATCAGTATATGGTGCTAATTCTGAATACCATTGTTTGAATGCTTCCGTTGGTATATTACTGGCATTGGCTGCGCTACCAGTCTGGTCATAACTAATTGAATATCCAGTAAATTTATTTGTTGATGCTTCTAATGCACGTGTTACAATTGCTTTGTTTTTATAGTTGGGATGGTATGTGGTTGCTCTAATTCTTGATTGAAGACGAGCCGCAAAATCTGCAGGGCTTAGTTCTTCAAATACTGTGTCGGGGCTATCATCATCTGGTAAACGGACTTGAACTGGCCACGACGTAGAATAAAATGCTTGATCATTAGAACCACCAAGGTCTCGTTTAACACCAAGGTATTGATAGAATTTATTACCATTACCACCGACAACTACACGCTCAGGAATATTGACCTTACATGATGTCAATGCTACTTGTGCATCTTTCGGTATAGTGTATGTGGATGTTAAGGTGTTTTTAAATGACCAAGGCTTGGATATGCTATTACGATTGCGAGATGACTCAGCGTCTTGCGGTTGATTACTCAATACGACTAACGACATTGTTTATAACAATAATAACATTTTAATTTTAATAAATAATTTTTAAAAAAATAAATAATTAATATAGTATAATATAATGCCAAAACCAGATTACAAAAAGGATTTAGAATTTGATGTCGCCAAAGATATTAAGCCAAAAAAGCCCAAAATGAATGAGATATTCGAAATGGATAATAAAAAGAAA